GCCGGCCACGCCGACGCCTACGGGGCCAGCTTCGCCGCGCTCGCCCCGTGGGCCCGGCACGCCGGGCGCCCCTGCGGGTAATTCGAGGGTCAACGTCGAGCCGTCCCCGAACACGATCATGGCCCGCCCCGCGTCGAGTTGCGCAATGCTTTTCACGCGCACGGACGCAATGCGTTGCTCCACGAGGGCGAAACGATCTTTCAGGACCGCGCCGATTGCGTCGAGTAGGTTTTCCGGGATATGGGCATCCATCTAAGCCGCCGCTTTCAGGATGTGCGCCGCAATCGCCGCCGACGATTGCGGAGCCGGGGGTTCGGGTGCGGGCTCGGCTTCGGTGGGGTCCGCTTCGCCCGCAGCCGGCGCGGGCGTGGCGCTTTGCGCGGGCACGGCGCCGACTTGCGAGAGGGGAACCACTTGCGATTGTAGCCGGGGCTCTTCGCCGAACGCCACGCGCGGCAATCCTTCGCGCTCGCGCGCTTCGTTGGGCGAGTAGAGCCCGCCGCTAATGCCCTTGGTCAACGCTTCGACGCGCCCTTTAAAGTACGTGCGCGCGAGCGTGTCCGTGTCGAATTCGATTTGCTGATCGGACGGGATTTCAAATGCGGCTTCGTATGCGTTTTCGATATGTTCGAGAACGAAGCCGAGCCCCGTTGACATCCAGAGCGCAATCAGTTGCTCGACGTTGTTATACGTCGCGCCCACGGGGGAGCCCACGAGCGGCAACGGCACGCGGAAGGCTCGCGCCACGTCCTCTACCGTCATGTTGAACGCCGCCGCGATTTCGGAATCCTGCGAGTTGATCCCGAGGGCTTGCCATTTCAGCCCGTTGGATAAGATCGGCACGCCGCCCGCGTTGAGCCCGACGCTTTGCGCTTCCCACGCCGCGCGCAGCATGTCGATTTGCTGACGGGTCAACGTGGCCTCGGTCGAAAGAACCCCGGACGGGCGCGCCATCTGCGAAAAGAATGCCGCCTGTTGCGTCGTAATCGCCACGTTCGCGGCCATCGCGAGCGCCGCCGCGCGAATGGGCGAGACACCGATCAACGGATGCACGGGGCAATGAAGCCGCACGTGTAGAACGTCGCGCTGTGGCACGAGATAGTTAATGCCCTCGGGCACGAGCGGATTTCCGCCGAGCGCGTAATAGATCGCCTTCGACTGCGCGTCTACGTAAGGCGTCGTATAGCGCGACGCCATCAAATGCATTCCGACCGGGGTTGCGCCTTGCCGCTCGAATACCGCGTAAGCGTTGCCCCATTCGAACAGGTTCCAAATCAAATTGAGGATGAAATCGCTACGGGTTTGGTACGTGTTCGGCTTCGCGAGTAGGGCGACCACCGGCCCATCCTCTACGTCCTCGTGTCCGCCATCGCCGGTTTCCTGCGATAGCTCCAAGTCCATAGCCGCGATGGTTTGCGCGTACGCATCGATGCACGCCTGCCGGATCGCGGGCTCGCCGCTCGTGCCCGGGTGCTTGCCGAGTTGAAACCAATTCCACGGCCACGCCGTAGGAATACATCCCTCCATGGTCGAGTTGCCGACCGGGAGCCCACCACCGGGCGCGCCCTTCACGCCGAACACTCGCGCGATGCGAGAGAAAAACGGGTTCACGTGCGGCGCCGCACTTTGCGCGCGCGCATCATGCGGTCCTCATAGACGATGGAGCGGGGGGACGGAATTGCACCGTCAGCGTTGCCGGCTGTGGCCTGACTGGCGCCGGCCGTTGCCCGGCTGTCGGGGGAGCGATTCCCGGCGCGCGGCTCAATGCCCCCGCGTGGCTTGCGCGCGACGATGGGAGCGGCGGCGGATTTATGATCCGCCGCCGCGCCCGGCATACGAGCGGGCGTACGCGCGCGCGCCATGCCCGATTACCACGTCACGTTGGGCATGTGTTGCACGCTGCCCGGACGCATCATCCCCCACGACACCGGCAGAATCGTCCGAAGCGCGATGGTCCATTGCTGGAACATGGAAACCGCGCTCGCGCCTTCGCCCGCCTTGCCGGCCGCAGCTTGCGCCGCGCTCGACACTTTCAAGCCCCCATCGGGCGGGACTTGCTCGGGCGTACCGATGATGGTCGGATCGGCGGCGCCCGTGGCGTTCGTGGGCGCCGTGGCCCCCGCGTCGGCCATCACGAGGGTAGCGGTATCGCTCACATCGTATTCGGGCACGCCTAAGCCCGTTGCGAAGTGCGCCGCGTCCACGAGGATGATATCGGCCGGGGCGATGTTGTTTGACGCCACGACTTCCACGCCCAGCAGTCGCCCACCCGCGAGTTCATCGCGGAACAGGAAGATTCCGCCGGAATACATGAGCCCGAGGGAAAGTTTCTGCGCCGTGTTCATGAGGAACACGGGGCGCACGCCATTACCCGCCGCGATCAGGGCATTGACCATCGCTTTAAGGTCAATGATTGCCTTGTCCACGGCCGAGCCCGCGCCGCTTTGCGCGGACAGCGGGTTGACGCCATTCAGGATGCCGGCCGGACGGATGCCGGGAACGGCCGCGATGTTGTCGAGGAAAGTCTTATCCAGCGTGACGGCCGTATCGTCGGCCATGAATCGACGCAAGAGCGTTTCGGCTTGTGGCGTCGAGGACCGCGAGAGTTCTTTCGTGATGGTCGTTATCACGCCCATTTTGTAGCGGGCCATCACGTTCGCGCCGAGTGTCGTCCGCTTGACCGGGATAACGCCGTTTTCACCGACGAATGCGCCGGCAACGTCCTGATTCGTGCCCGCGCGGTACGGAATCGAAATCGTGCCGTACGTGCCGAAGTCGAGCACGAGCCCACGCGAGGCGAGCGCCGCATAGGCCGACAGCGGGACCATGGATTCCACGAAACCTTGGACGTCCTGCGCCACGAGTTCTTTCGCCCACCCGGCCGTGGTCGTATCCGCGATCCCCACCGCAGCTTTCGTGATCGCGTCCATGCGGGAATCGTTCGGGTACAACTCGCGCGCGATTTCCTGCACATCCTTACGACGCATGTGCGCCATGATGTGCACGAGAGCCGAGCGGGTAATGAGCGTTCCCGGGGGCTCTTTGTCGCTGCCGCGCGTGCGCACATACGCCGGCCCGGCCGATGCGTGCGTGGCGGGCTCGGCGCGCTCGCCGATCAGCTTTTCCAGCGATTCGAGGCTCGCGAGGTTTTTTTCGATCACGCCGCGCTCTTCGGTCAGCGCCGCAACTTGCGCCGTCTGTGCCTCGGTCATCGTGTCGCCGGCTTCGGCCGCGACGCGCACGGCTTCGGCTTCACCATCGATTCCATCCAACCGCGTGCGGAATGCCTTGATTTTTTCCGCAATGCTCTTGCCCTTGTTGTCCATTGCTACGCCTTTGGTCACAGCAACTTTTGGCGTTGCCGCGCGTGCGGCGGTTGTGGCGGGCGCGTTGGACGGATTGCCCTGCGCTTCATCCACGAAGAACAACGCGCGCGCCTCGGCCGAGAGGGAGCGGGCGAGCGTTAGCGCGTTCGGGTTTGCCGGCACCGCGACTAGCGATGCCTCCATCAATTCGGTTTTCGTATAGCGTTGCCCGCCGTAAGGCTTCTCGGGGTCGAGGGGTTCGGACTTGATGACGCCGAAGCCAATCGACGCGGCGCGCAAAATCTTTTGCTCGATCAGGGAGCGCAATTCATCGATAACGCGCGTCGTTCCCCGGGCCGCGAGTTTCAAATCGGCAATGAGTTGATTGTTCTCACGCCGGATGTTCGTCCACGTGCCGATGGGGGTTCGCGCTTGATGAGCGAAGAGCGCGACAGGATTTTTGCGGAACTCCACGAGGGAAATTCCGTTTTGCACGACTACATCGCCCATGCGGTCTACGGATTCGTCCGAGAGGACAAACGTAAACGGGGCATCGCCCGACTGCGCCCCGGCTTTTGTAATAACGTCCATTGGCGGCCCTCCCACGTGTGAGCCGCGCTTACCCGCAACGTGAGCCCGGCTTACGCGGGTTATAGACCTATTCCGGGAATCCGTCCAATCCGATAGGGGTCCGGGGGACCGAGCGCGCGCCTTTTTCGGCGTGCCGGCGGTTGTCGCACGTGGCGCACAAAACGCGCAGGTTCGTTGGCACGAACGCCAAATCGGGCCGCTCGCGCACGGGCTTGATGTGATCCACGCGGGCCGCCTTCCAGCCGGCCACGTTCGCCCCGCACATGGCACAGCGCGCGCCGCATGCCTTGATGGCGGCGGCCCGCGCCTTTCGCCACGCCTTGCACGTGTAGTCCATGCGCTAGCGCATGCGCGCCACCACGGCGCGCCGCTCGCGATAGAGGCGCCGCCGGATGCGCGCATAAACGCGGCGGTACGCCATCGCAATTTGTTTTTGCGACTTGCCCGCGTAGCAGTCGAAATGCCACGAGGACACATCGCCGCACAGGCACGGGGTCTGCCCTAAGTACCTGTCGATTTCAAGCGCGGTCATTTTTTCTCGTTCCCTCCACATGGTTTTATGTGGTCCGTGCACGGTTGCGCCCGATAAATGCGCGGCCGGGGTGTCCGCGAGCCACGCATTTACCGCGTCGCGAAACCACCGGGGCGCAGGATAGATTGCGCCGCCCACGGCTAGCGCATGTGCAGCGGCGGCGCCTGCCCGACCATGGATAGCAGGAGATAGATTGCGAAAATGAGCGCAATCAGGATGACCACGACGCGCGCAATCCGCGCGAGCGGTTCGGGAATGCCGAGCGCGCCGATTGCCCAATAGACCACGCCCAACACCATGAACACGACTAGCAGGTAAACGAGTAGCGAAAGCATGTGCGGTCCTCCTATGCGATCCAATGGGAAACATCGGCTAGCACTTCGTCGCCGCTCAATACTTCGTGCGACGCCATCAAAGCCGCTACGAGCGGGTCAATGCGTTGCGTTGCCTTCGACTTGTCCAGCTTTCGCCCGCCGGCCGGGTCCGTGACCACCACGGCGCACGATGCCGCCATGGTCAGTACCGGGTGTCCGCCGTGATGCACGCGCTTACGCAATAGCGCGGTTTCGAATGACTCGACGCGCGGGCTCATGTCGCGGAAACCCTGCCCGACTTCTACCCACGGGCAATCGGCTGCAAAGTGCGCATGCTCGGCCGCGCGCTTGAATTCGTTGATGCGCCAGCGGTCGAACGCGACACGGATTACGGTTAGCTCGTTTTCTTCGATCCACGCCTGCAACGCAACGCAAACCGCGTCGTAATCGACTACTTCGCCGTCCGGCGCGTGCAAGAGCCCGGCGCGCCACCATTCGACATAGGGCACCTTATCGCGCACGCCCCGGGCTTCGAGCCCCGAGCGCGGCGCGAAAGCGTGCGTCCATAAGTGCAACTCGCCATCTTCGTCCCGGGCCGCGCACACGGCCGCCGTCAAGTCGGTTTTTTGCGAGAGGTCCAAGCCGATTTGGATACCGCATCGCTTCGCAACGTCCATCGAGGGCGGGCCGTTGTTTTTCTTCCACGTGTCGGGCGCGATAAAGAGCGATTCGGCCGACACCCGCTGATTGAGGACCAAGTTACGGAAGCGCGACGCCGCCGAATGCATCGCGAGCGCATCGGCCGCTTGCCGCTGGATATCTTCGAGACTTCGGAAGTAATGCAGCGCCGGGTTTGCCGCCGCCCATTGCTCGGGGTCATCCATCGCGCAATCGGGCTCGGCCGCGTACAAGTGCACGGCCGTGTCGGTCGCGTCGCTCGCGATGGCGTGATCTATCAGCGTCGAGAAGAGCGCCGCATCGGATGGCGCCTGCGTCGAGATAATGACTAGCTTGGGATCGAGTTGCGCCCCTTGCCCGGTCACGAGCGCATCGTAAAAGTCGTCCGAGGGGCCGCGCACTTGCCCCAATTCATCCATCACGATCAGGCGATAGTTTCCGCCGTGCGCGGTTTTGACTTCGCTCGAAATCGACTTGTACGTAACTTCCTTCGACGTGCCGAAAATCGTTTTCATCGAGGGCACGAGCCGATAGCGCGGGCCGAGCGATGGATTCAACGCGAGCATTTTTGCCGCGTATTTATACAAGTGCCCGGCTTGCTCGCGCGAATTCGCCGCACTCGCGATTTCATCATTCATTCGTGCAAGCGGGCCCACGATATACGCGAGTAAGAGCGCCGCGACGGTCGCGGTCTTTGCATTCTTGCGCGCCATGGAATAAAGCATCGTCCAAATGCCCGTATCCACGACTTGATAAAACAACGCCTCCTGAAATTCCAAAAGCTTCATGGGCGCGCCCACATGCGGGCCATCGGGAATTTTCAAAAAACATTCGACAAAGCGCATTGCGCGCTCCGCGTCGGTGCGGCGGAATTCCTCGGGTAGCTCGCTATCGTCGGCCGGGATCGCGCGCCAATTGCGAAACTTGATCGGCGGGCCGCACTTGATCGAAGTTGCGACCACTTCGGGCAACGTCGCCGGCAAATTCGCCGCGAGCCACCCTAAGTCGATAGGGCCCGCGCCATCGCCTGCGCCCTTACGCGAGTAAATCCCCGCCATCGCTTCGCGCCGCTTCGACTAGCGCCGCCGCAGCTTCGCGCCGGCCCGCGTCAACTTGCTGATTCGTGCCCAGCTTCGCCCCGGTCGCCACGATGGAACGCCCGAGGCATTTCCCGAGGCGCATCCGCTCCGTGTTCACCACGCGAAGCGTGTTAAATCGCACGTTCGGCGCGCCCTTGACGGTCAGCCCCTCGCGTTCTAGCGATTCGATTTCCTTTTCCACCATCACGGACAGCCGGCAATATTCCGCGAGGATTCGCGCATGCGCGGCATTCCACGCACGCGAGCGATTGACCGCCGCGAAGTCCAAGAACATCTGCCGCGCCATGCCCTTCAATTCATCGGGCGGGGCAACGCTTTCAGCTTCGACCGCAGCAATTACGGCCGCGAGGCTTCGCGCGGATAGGGCATCCATGCCCGCGAGTGTATGCCCGGGCTTACCACGAGGGAAAGGGCGGCTTACGTGGCGAAACCTGCGCCCGGCCCGTGACGTATGCCGGATGTACGCCAATTGACATACAAACCCGCGTAACCCCTT